TGGAAACTAATTGTTGATAGGATAGTACCTGTAGGGGCGTTTGAAAAGGATGTTGTCAAAGGCGCAGGGAAGTCAGCAATACAAATCAATATTACTGGTGTAGGTGGTACGGAAACTACAGTAGTATCAAATCAAGAAGATGATGTCATAGACGATGGGGAAATTATGGATTTCACGGAGGTGAATAATGGCTAAGTACTTTAATGAAGAAGAGTTTGCCTGTAAGTACACAGGTGAAAATGAAATAAAGTATAAGTTCATAGAACGTCTAGATGAACTCCGAGAAGCCTGTGGTTTCCCTTTTGTAATTACATCTGGTTATAGACATAAGACACATCCAGTGGAAGCACGTAAAGCAAAACCAGGGACAGGTACGCATGCACAAGGCATAGCCGCAGACATAAAGGTGGACAATGGTTTACAAAGATACAAGATTGTACAGGAAGCTATCCGACTTGGTTTCACGGGAATCGGCGTTGCTCGTGGCTTCGTTCATGTTGACATCCGTGATGCTGATGATACTGCACCATTTGTAATGTGGACCTACTAGTTGACTGAGTTAAACGTATCACTACTACCGTGGCAACAGACTGTATTTGAAGATGAAACTAGATTCAAGGTCATAGCCGCAGGTAGACGTACAGGTAAATCTAGGTTAGCCGCTTGGATGTTAATCATCAGGGCTTTACAAACTGAGAAGGGTCATGTCTTTTACGTTGCACCTACTCAGGGTCAGGCTAGGGACATTATGTGGCAAGTCCTGTTGGAAATAGGACACCCTGTAATACAATCTAGTCACGTTAATAATTTACAGATAAAGTTAATCAATGGCGCGACCATAGCACTCAAAGGTGCGGATAGACCAGAGACCATGCGTGGTGTCAGTCTTAAGTTCCTAGTTATGGATGAGTACGCTGACATGAAGCCAGAGGTCTGGGAACAAATCCTACGTCCTGCACTGGCTGACCAAAAGGGTGATGCGTTGTTCATTGGTACGCCAATGGGACGTAATCACTTTTATGATTTATACACGTATGCTTGTGTAGGTAAAGATAAAACATTTGCAGGTTATCACTTTACAAGCTACGATAATCCACTGCTAGACCCTGAAGAGATTGAAGCGGCTAAGAACTCCATGTCCGCGTTTAGTTTCCGTCAGGAGTTCATGGCATCATTCGAGGCACAAGGTAGTGAGTTATTTAAAGAAGAGTACGTTCAGTTTTCTGAAGAAGAGCCGCAAGTGGGTGAGTACTACATTGCAGTCGATTTGGCAGGCTTTGCTGACGTGGCTAAAGCTACGACAAAGACTAAACGCCTTGACCAAACGGCTATCTCGGTTGTTAAAGCGAGTGAAGAAGGTTGGTGGGTCGCTGACATCATTTATGGTAGATGGGGTGTGGAAGCCACTGCAAGGAAAATTTTTGAAGCTGTACGAGACTATCGTCCAGTGGCTGTCGGGATTGAGAAAGGGGCGTTAAAGAACGCTGTACTTCCATACATCTCAGACTTAATGAAGTCCAACAATAGGTTCTTCCGTATAGATGAACTTACTCATGGTAATAAAAAGAAAACGGATAGGATTGTTTGGGCTTTACAAGGTAGGTTTGAACACGGTAAGATAACACTTAACAAGGGTGAATGGAACGCTACATTCCTAGATGAGTTATTCCAATTCCCTAATCAGCTTGTACATGATGACTTGATTGATTCGTTGGCTTACATAGACCAACTGGCTAACATAGCCTACACATCAGATTATGTAGAAGAAGACTATGAATTTTTAGACGCATACGCAGGGTACTAATATGTTACTAGAGGACAAAGAAGAACTAACGATTGAGCAGACCCTAGAAGGTTGGGTCATAGATAAATGTGATAGTTGGCGTGACCATTTTGAGTCTAACTACTCAGTAAAGTTTGATGAGTACTATCGCCTATGGCGCGGTCAATGGGCGGCAGAAGACAAGACTAGAGAGTCTGAACGCTCTAAGATTATCTCTCCTGCACTACAACAAGCAGTTGAGTCATCCGTTGCGGAACTAGAGGAAGCTACCTTTGGTCGTGGCAAGTGGTTTGACATTGAGGATGACGTAGCGGACAACGAGAAGCGTGATATAGCCGTTCTACGTGAAGTCCTATACAAAGACTTTAAAAAGAATAAAGTCCGTAAGAGCGTAGCTGAGTGCCTTATCAATGCGGCAGTATTCGGTACAGGTATTGCTGAAGTAGTATTAGAAGAAGAGAAAGAGTTTCAACCTGCAACACAACCTGTAATGGGTGGCGACTTAACAGCGGTTGGTGTCAACATCGTAGATAAAACCTGCGTCAAGCTACGACCCGTTATGCCACAGAACTTCCTTATCGACCCGTTAGCTACCTCCGTTGAAGAAGCGTTGGGTTGTGCTGTAGATGAATTTGTACCTACACATCTAGTAGACCAACTACAGGAACAAGGTGTTTACCGTAACGTATATGTAGGTGAAGCCGCACCAGACTTCGACATTGAGCCAGATAAAGATTTGTCAGTGTTTGAAGACGATAAGGTACGCCTAACTAAATACTACGGTTTAGTACCTCGTCATTTATTAAAAGCGGCACAACAAGAAGAAGAAGCAGAACAAGAAGTAGAAGAACTAGTCGC